CACACTGCGTATCCGTCTGCCTGACCGCGCTCTGGTTACTGACGGTGCCGCCCTGCAAGTTCAGGACGACAACGAGCAGTTCACTACTCTGACTGTTGCTTCACAAAAGCACATTGGTGTCAACTTCACATCTGCTGAATTGACAATGCAGTTGGACGACTTTGCAGAACGTGTGCTTAAGCCTCGTATCAGCCAGTTGGCATCTTCTATTGATGCTGACGTTGCCAACGCATACAAAACCATTGGTAACACTGTTGGTACACCCGGCACTACTCCTTCTACCTCTTTGGTCTTGTTGCAAGCCCAGCAGAAGCTGAACGAAAACGCTGCTGTGATGTCTCCACGTTACGCTACCGTAAACCCTGCTGCTAACGCTGGCTTGGTTGAAGGCATGAAAGGTCTGTTTAACCCAACAGACACTATCAGCAAGCAATTCAAGAACGGCATGATGGGCATGGGTGTGTTGGGCTTTGAAGAAGTCAACATGTCTCAGTCTATCAAGCAGCACACAACTGGTTCACGCAGCGCTTCTGCTTCTACATTGGTTAAGACTCCTGGTGTAACTTCCGAAGGTTCATCAACCATTCTGTTGGAGCAAGGCTCTGTAACAACAACAATCAATGCTGGTGACGTGTTCACTATCAGCGGTTGCAATGCTGTTAACCCACAGACCCGTGAGTCTACTGGTTCATTGTTCCAATTCGTGGCTTTGACTACGGCTACTGCCGTGTCAGGTACTTGGACTGTGACCGTTGCTCCTATGTACTCTGCTGCACACGCTTTGGCCACTATGAGCGCATTGCCTGCAACTGGTGGTGTTGTAACCTTTGTTGGTGCTGCATCTACTCAGTACGCACAGAACTTGGTTTATCACAAAGATGCGATCACATTTGCGACCGCTGACTTGTTGTTGCCCCAAGGCGTTGACATGGCTGCCCGTGCCGTTCATAACGGTATCAGCTTGCGTGTGGTTCGCCAGTACGACATCAACAACGATCGTTTGCCTTGCCGTATTGACGTTTTGTACGGTTTCAGCACAATTCGTCCACAAATGGCCTGCCGTATCTGGGGCTAATCTGAATGCCCCCTCGGGGGCTTCATTTCGTAACATCTTTTAAAGGAAAATATCATGGCTCTCCCTAATGGTGCTGGTGGCTACCAGCTTGGCGACGGTAATATCGGCGAAGCACAACTGTTTGTTCAAGGCGCTCCTACAGCCGTAGCTGCTGCTGCGACAATGACAACTGCTGAATTAGCAAATGGTTTGTTTGTATTTGACGGCGCTGCTGGCAACTTGACATTGCCAACAGTGGCTTTGGTTGAAGCAGACATTTCTAGTGCTTCTAAAGTAAACGCAGCGTTTGACTTTTTTATCATCAATATTGACTCATCTGGTTCTGATTCAGTCACTTTGGCTGTTGGCACTGGTTGGACAATTGTTGGTGTTGCTGCTGTAGCGGTTAATACTTCGGCCCATTTCCGCGCTCGTAAAACAGGCGACGGCACTTGGACTGCTTACCGCATTTAAATTAAATGGGGGCTTCGGCCCCTGTTTTAAAAGGAAACATCATGCCAAATACAAAAGCTGTAGGAGTTGCGTATAGCGACCCTGAATTTGAAAGCGTAACCGTAACTGGCGCGTCAGCGTTGCAAGCGGTAACTGCTACGACCATAACCGCTACAACCGTAACCGGCAATTCAACCGGCACGTCAACTGGCGCTATTCGTCTTCCTGTTGCTGCTGTTGCGGCGGCTGGCAGTAATCAAGGCAATGCTGCTGCACTAGCTGAAGGTATCAATGTCGTTTCGGCGGCAGATGGCACTAAAGGCGTAATTTTGCCTACAGCAGTAGCTGGTATGGTAATTATCGTTAAAAACACCGCTGCTGGCGCATTGAATATTTATCCCGCTACTGGCGGGGCAATCAATGCGGTTGCGGCTAACGGTGCGTATAGCATAACAAACCTTACCAGTTCATTGTTGGTAGCGTCTTCTACTACTCAATGGTATTCTGTTCCATTAGTAGCATCCTAACCAAAAGGGGGCTAATAACCCCCTTTTCTCAATATGAACATTTATCTTAGCCACCCAGTACATGGCTGTAAAGTTGCCACAATGGAACTTGAAGCTGTTGCAGATGAAAATAATGGCTGGACACGCTACAATGTAGACACGCCTTCGGACTCCGAAGATGCGGCCCCTGTTAACGTACTGGGGACAAAACGCAAATCTACCCGTCGAACTCAAGTTGTCGAGGGTGCAACCGAAGGAGTCTGAGAATGGCAACGTACACCGCTGGCGAACAAATCAACCGAGCATTGCGCTTGCTAGGTGTACTGGCTGAAGGTGAAACACCTTCGGCAGACATGTCAAATGACGCGCTGACCGCGCTTGATCAAATGATCGACTCATGGAACACCGAGCGACTTTCGGTGTTCGCCACACAAGATCAAATTTTTACTTGGCCTGCGGGTCAAATTACCCGCACACTTGGTCCGTCAGGTAACTTTGTGGGCTTGCGCCCCGTGTTGCTAGACGATGCAACTTACTACCGTGACCCAGGCACAAACGTGTCGTTTGGTATTAAGTTTATCAATCAACAGCAATATGACGGCATTGCGGTCAAGACCGTGACATCTACATACCCGCAAGTTATTTTTGTTAATAACACATACCCCAATTTCACCATGACGGTGTACCCGCAGCCCACACGGGACTTGGAATGGCACTTTATTTCGGTTGAAAAAATAAACCAGCCGGCTACGTTGGCAACACAAATGTTGTTTCCACCAGGCTATTTGCGGGCGTTTACTTACAATTTGGCAATGGAAATCGCGCCTGAGTTTGGCGTTGAGCCAAGCCCACAAGTGCAGCGCATTGCCATGACTAGCAAACGCAATCTCAAGCGCATCAATAACCCAGACGATGTGATGTCGTTGCCTTATGCGATTGTGGCAACACGCCAGCGTTTCAACATTTACGCCGGTAACTACTAATGAAGACGCCTATTCTTGGGTCGGCCTATGTAGCGCGTAGCGTTAATGCTGCCGACGCGCGAATGGTTAACCTTTTTCCTGAAGCTGTACCCGATGGCGGCAAAGAGCCAGGGTTCTTAAATCGCGCGCCAGGGCTGCGCTTGTTGGCAAACATGGGTGATGGCCCCATACGCGGGTTATGGCAGTTTGGCGGGTACGGCTATGCTGTATCCGGCGAAGTGCTGTACAGAGTTGACAGCCTTTGGAATGTTAAATTAATTGGCACTGTTGCGGGGTCATCTGGCCCTGTCAGCATGGTGGACAACGGCACACAACTATTTATTGCTTGTAACGGCCCTAGTTTTATTTACAACAGTCTGACATTAGAGTTTAAACAAATTGATGACCCTGACTTTCCTGGCGCGGTTACGGTAGGCTACATCAACGGCTACTTTGTGTTTAATGAACCAAATAGCCAGCGGATATGGATCACGCAATTGTTGGATGGTACATCCATAGACCCACTTGATTTTGCAAGCGCTGAAGGCTCTCCTGATGGCTTGGTGTCGCTTATTGTTGATCACCGTGAAATATGGCTGTTTGGAACTAATTCAGTTGAAGTATGGTACGACGCGGGAACATCTCCGTTCCCGTTAGTGCCCGTTCAAGGCGCATTTAACGAAGTAGGTTGTATTGCAGCCTTTTCGGTTGCCAAGCTAGACAACGGCCTTTTTTGGCTAGGTGCTGACGCGCGCGGCAGAGGTATTGTTTACCGCGCCAACGGTTACGCCGCCGAACGAATATCTACACATGCTGTAGAGTGGCAAATTCAAGAATACGGAAATCTTTCAGATGCTATTGCATACACATATCAGCAAGATGGTCATTCGTTTTATGTACTAATTTTCCCTTCAGCTAATGTTACTTGGGTGTTTGACGTTGCTACCGCGCTTTGGCATGAACGCGCCGCGTTTATCAATGGCTCGTTTACGCGTCACCGTTCAAACTGTCAAATGGCGTTTAACAACGAAATTGTTGTTGGCGACCACGAACTTGGCAATATCTACGCTTTTGA